TGGTTGCTGTTGAAAAGTCGTAAGACCACTTGAGAAATATGTCTGCGTTGTTGCCACCAATGATCGTAGGTCTGATCTTCTTCAACATTTTAATCTTAGATGGGTCACCAAAGCTCAAGCCGGGGCTGTAGTAACGAAAACGATATACACTACCGTTGTCAAAGTAGTTGTTGTACGTGCCTATACCCGCTGTTGTGCCTATGTATATGTCACCGTTTCTGTCCCTGTGGAAACACTTGAAGTCCACACTAGGCCATCGTGTTACCCTGTACGCACCGTTCTCCAGTGTGCCTCGTACATCAAAGCAGTACACGAGGTTGAGGTCAGGAAAGCACAGAAGATAGAAGTAGTTCTCAGGACTGTACACTGAGCTAACTGGTTCTGTTTTACCCAGTGTGTTAGCAATCAGTTCCTGCTTGATGTTTCTGCTCAAGTCGGTAATAGGCAAGGACTTCTCTTGTATAGATCGTCCTAAGCTCCTAAGACCTGTCTGCGTCAAGAACAACAAGTCTGTTCCTATGTTCTGTACACTCTTTCTGTCTACACAGCCAACACCCGGAATAGTGTCCTGTATAGCCATAGTTGCAGGACTCTCTGCGCCACCGTAAACCAACGTGTTGTGTTCACCAAACACCACAAGCAGTCCGTTGTGTGCCGCTATAGCTACAACTTTGTCAAACCCGTTAGGCCACGCCTTAGATACATCAATAGATCCGCTAGAACCACCAGAGAAATCGTGTCCTATCAAAAGGTCAGACCAGTAGATCGTGTTGTCGTCAGTAGCGTTACCTACACACCACACCCGTCCGTATGCACCGATAGCCTCGTGAGCGTACTGTGCAGACGTAACTGACGCACCAGATACACTGGACATCTTAGTTACTGCGCCTAGACTGTTGCTGTACACAAGAGGCTCGTAGCCGCGCTGGAAGAAGTAAGCGTGATCGTTAAAGTTAAATATCTTCCAATCGTTGTCTGTTATTGTGTACGACCCCGGAGTTGCGTCAACCAGTGTCGTCGTACCTGTCATAATCTTGTTGTTGCCAGTACTAAAGATTACTTCGTTGCCAGCACTATCGTAAAACTCGTGTATCCTGTGAAGGTAGTCAGTACCTAGTACAGTCTTGTCTGTAGTTACAACAGCGTTGCCCTTACGTGAAGCTAATCGTCCTCGTCTGTCAATTATAGCGTTATCCGCAATCTCCGCAAAAGACGTATCCTGTGCAAGTGGAGAATCCTCTGTGTTGATCCCTTTGAACGCAGGAGCAACTAGGTTAATACTCTGTAGTGGCTGGGCCATCTAGCGTCTCCCTACGGTGTGTACCAAATAGTTTCTTCAGGGTGCTTCTGTGCGTCCAGAGCAATAGCGTCAGACAGGTACTTGTCAGCAATAGCAAAGTACTCTGGTGTTGACGTACCACCTGTCTCCCCACGTTCACGAGCCAACAGAGCTACCGCCATGTGTATCACAGGCTGACTAGGAATAGCCAACGTGTCAGAGTCAGAACTCAAGGATACGTTCCTGATGACGCTCTTGACCTTCAGGGAGTAAACACCGTCAGGCTTAGGGTACACATCAATCTGTGCGTCACCAGAGCCGTCTATGCCACTAAACGTGTAGTACTCTGGCTTACCGGAAGCAGGGGTATTAACAAAAAACTTGTCGTCAAACCAAGTCTGTGGTCTGTACTCCATCACGAGATTGGATGTATCGTTGATGATGTTCAGGATTTTGCCTTGGTCTTGGTAACCCGTGAGTGAGTACGTGTAGTCGTCAGCCACCGTGGTAATCGTCAGAGTAGACCTAAGATTAGACCAATCCCAAGCGTTTTCTACAATTTGCTTTGCGTCGTTAATAAAGTCACCAACCATAGCACTGTACGTGTTGGCACTAACGGTTGTTACTGTATCTTCTCTGAGACGCCTCAGTACGTTGTTTACTAGGTCTAAATACGTCATACTTTAAATCCTGTTATCATGCCTCTTTGCTTCGGAGGCAGAGCTTCTAACAAAAAGTCTCTTATAGGAAAACTTAAGGGTTGTTCTAACGACACTGCCGCTGTGACTGTTGGATCAAACATTCCCGGCTGTCCAGCAGGACTAAAAGAACCAAGTCCAGAGCTTCCAAACATACTACCTCCGTCGTCTCCACCACCACCAGTAGGAGGAGTTGTAACAACCGTTGTTGGACACTTTTCATCTGGGTTGTTAGGATCAACTTTAGATCCATCAGCACACTCACTACAAGTTGAGTCTATAGCTCCGTTAGTACATCCTGTGTCAGTAGTTCCTGTTCGTGTAATAGGAACACAAGAAATTTGACCTTCTTCGTCTGTTCCTAGTTCTTCTCCAGATGGACACTGGTCACAATCGGGGTAGTTTGTAGCTCCATTAGCGCACGTATCAGACGGAGTACCGCCGTTAGTTGTGGTAGTTGTTGTAGTACTGGTAGTCTTACAACGGGCAATACCGTCGTCTCCTGTAATAAAAGATTGACCTTGTGGACATTCAGTACAATTAGATTCTACAGTAGCTCCGTTATCACATTCCGTGGTTCCGGTTGTTGTAGTTGATTCTGTGCCGCATTTAGCTACCCCGTCATCTCCCGTAATTAGAGTTTGTCCTTGAGGACACTGGTCACAATCGGGGTAATTTGTTGCACCGTTGCTACAAGTATCTGTAGTGGTGGTTGTAGTGTCATCGGTTGTCGTTGTTGCAACACAGACTAAAATACCTTCCTCATTTTCTTGTAGCGTTCCGGCCTTGTCATCGTCTGTTTTACAGGCATCACCGGCTTTACGAGTATCTCCAGTGCCTCCTGTGCTTCCAGTTACATCAGTAGTAGTTGGTACACACGTAAGGTTTCCTTGGCCATCGTCCTGCAAAGTTCCAGCTTCGTTAGTGTCTTCAGTTGTACAAGAGTCACCAGCTTTTTTAGTATCTCCAGTGCCTCCTGTATCGCCGGTTCCCGTGCCGGTAGTCCTTGGCACACACGTAAGGTTTCCTTGGCCGTCGTCTTGGAGCGTTCCTTCTTTGTTATCGTCTGTTGTACAAGCGTCTCCAGCTTTTCCACCAGACCCATCTCCACCACCAGAGCCGTCACCGCCGCCGGTACCAGTACCTTTAAATATACAGTCTCCGTTAGCATCAAAGACGCCCTGTGTTCCGTCTTCCATGTTACAAGGAGAGCCTACAGTGTAAAAAATTTCATCAACGCAATCACCAATTACTTCGTTCCATGCTTGACCGGCGAGACATGTTTTATTTACAACAGCAACACAGATTCCAAATTCATCGGACTGATACCCGTCTAAACAGCCACCGCAGTCTTCTTCTTTTGTAGCTCCTGCGACTTGTTGGCGGTTTACGTTAGCACAATTAAAGTCTGTTGTAGCGGCTCCACCGCCGTCTGTAGAAGTATCTACTGTGGTAATAACATTTACTGCTGTTCCGCTTTCTGTTTGAAAAGAGCCTCCCGAAGATTTTGCAGTGTTATTTAACCAATCGCCTAGAGTATCGTACCAATCGTCTGGTATTTTATCTAGGTTGCTTCTGAAAAAATCAAAGATGGCGCTTTCGCCTAGAGTCGGCTCAAAGCCACCAAAAAAGCCTGTTTCAAATCCCTGTTTGATTAGATCAACCATAGACATGGATTTTCTTGTGCCGTTCCACAATTCAACTTCGTATTGACCGGGAGACGTTTCAACTATAGATTTGTAATTTCCTCCTTCGGCTTCCCACCACTCACCACCTGTAATGTACTTGGTAGTAAACTCGTCTATAGCTCCTCGTACATCTCCTAATACGCCGCCTACCCATTTACCGTCTACTAACTCTCCGTTAATAGTTTTAAACAAACCAGAGTCTTCGTCAATTAACCCATCTAAATCAAAACCAGATCCTTCTGCGTTTATGATTGACTCAATTAACTGACCAGCGGCCTCTGTCCCAGCACCAAACAACCCTGATTCAATCACAGAGTTTAAGTCTATATCACCGTTAGTAATACCCTGCTGTATTGCGTCAGCAACACCGTTAGCTACACCGGCAGTTAACAGTTGTGAGCCGGGGCCAGAGTACGTTACTAAGCTGTTGGCTAAGAAGTCTCCCCCTAGCTGGCCTAAAACAGACCCAACGATAGCTTTAGGATCTCCACCGCTAGTCACAGCGGAAGATAAAGCATTGATTGCTATTTGAGACTGTGTAGCCGATAGTCCGTTAATTAAACCTACTAGTTGGTTAGCGGCTCCTATTGTTACTCCAGCCAGCGCCAGACCTCTAATTGCTGGACCCCAGTTGTGATCGTCAACCTTAGCTGTCTTTACAAAACTAGAGCCGTTCCACTCAAACTTGTCACCATCTTTGTTGTACCAAGGGCCAGAGTTACCTGTGTACTTTTGGTACAATGCGTACATCTGACCAGCTTGTGCTGAGTACCCTTTTTCTCCTTCAGCGGCCCCTGCTTTTATAATAGCGTTTTCTAAAGCTCTGTCGTCCATCCCAGCTTCACGACCAAGTGTTGTTGGGTCAATCAGGGCTACACCTGTGTCCCACCAATCAGCCTTTAGCTGTCCTGCGTCAATTAAGTCTTGACGCTCGTTCATGTAAGCTAGGTAGTTGTCAAACGATCCAAATGCCGCCCTGAGTTGTCCGTTGTCAGACGCATTAAACTCTGACCGCAGTTGTGACTCTGTTAACTGCTTAGAAAAGTTACCCCAGTACAGATTACTAGCGTCACCTGTTTCACGTTGGTTGGTGTAATCGTAGAGCTTTTCAGTAGATTCAGCTTCTTCAGGTTCTTTTTCTTTAGGTTGCTGTTGGTACTGCTGTGCTTCTTCAGAGTTTTGTATCGCAGTAACAGCAGAAGCAGTGTCTAATCCGCTTTGATTTACCCAAAAACGTCTTTCATCTATACTTGGCGTTCTGCCTAAGCTGTCTTGATACGCATTAACTATAGCCGCTTCTGGAGAATTAGCTATGTTGTACTCAACGTCTTCTAACGTAGCGCCTTGATCTACAGTCCCAGCCCAATAGTCTAAACCTTCAGGTAAGCCGTCCCTACCTAAGTACTTTTGGTACAGAGCGTTAATTTCGTCCCGTATAGCCATGCGTTACTTACCGCCCTTCATCTGCATCAGCTTGTCAGCACCACGTATTCCAAAGCTGGCAGTCACGGCTACGTAAAGCAAGTACTGGTAGTAATCAGGTAGCTTGTCTAGCTCAACAAAAGCTAGCCCTACTCTCTGCATAATACTCAAGTCATCCATAGCAACTCCGTAACACACAGCCAACAAAGGCAACGACAGCACCACAGTGAACCACTCGTCTTTCCACGAGGTTGCACTAGCCG